TTGCTGTTTCTGGAAATGTAACAACAACTGGAACAGTTGAGCCAGCAGGAGATACTGCCGCAGGTGATGATGCAGCCATTGGTTACACTGCTGCTGAAGGTCTTATTTTAACGGGGCAGGGTAGCACAAACGACGTAACGATTAAGAATGATGCTGATGCTGACGTATTGAAAGTACCAACAGGTACAGTTAATGTAACTATGGCAGGCACACTAGACGTAGTTGGTGACATTACTGGTTCAACTTTAGACGTAGTTGGTGACATTACTGGTTCAACTTTAAATGCTGATGGAGATACCGCCGCTGGTGACAACGCGGCTATTGGTTATACTGCCGCTGAAGGTCTTATTTTAACAGGACAAGGCAGCACTAGCGATATCACAGTAAAGAATGACGCTGATGCTACGGTGTTCACTGTACCAACTGGTACAGACGACATTCTTTTCCCTGACGATGCTAAAGCCATGTTTGGCGCTGGTTCTGACTTACAGATTTACCACGATGGAACTGACAGCCATATAGATGTAGCTGGCACCCTTAACATCGATGGCTCTGGCGAAACACTTGCCACGTTTGTGGACGATGGCGCGGTAAGTCTATACCACAATAACGAAGTTAAACTTGCCACTGCGTCCACAGGCGTAGCTGTTACAGGGAAGTTAGAGATTACAAGCGCCTCTGATGGTGATGCTACGGCGGGTATTGTTTTTGAGGGTGCTACGCACGATGACCATGAAACCACTCTTTTCGCTACGGACCCAACTGCTGATAGATCAATTCTTTTACCCGACGCAGCAGGGAGTATAAGCCTTGACGAACAGCTTAGAGGTGATGCTACAAATGGTTCGGGGTATATGTCTCACGAGTTAGTAGAACGAGGTGTAATTAACACTGGCACAGGGTTTATGCCAAATCAGAAACCTAGCTCGGGAAGTGCGATATACTTAACTGCTGGTGCCCCTTCGGGATTTTACACTACCTACTTTACTTTAAGTGCCAACCATTGTTACTTTTTGCCTTTTTCACTGAATGCTAACGCTGGCGGTGGCGGTGTTACTGCTATTGACCACTTAGTTTTTACGACAGGATTTTCTGGAACAGTGAATGCAACTACAGTAGGAATGGGTATTTACAGTGTTAACAAGTATGGATATCCAAGCCAACGGGTCAGTCACGGGTCAATGACAAATTCAACCTCAAACAGCGTAGCGTCTGAAATTACACCGGATGTAACTAACATACCTAGTGGCAGGTATTATTTGGCGATTGCAAATTTGGGTGCGTCAAGCACTAGGGTTCAAGGAAATTATTCTAATGCATCGGGGGGTTCGTTTTTTACTGATTGTTTCTCCGGTAATGTTAACTCTCCTAGAGGACGATCTTTGTACATTACAAATTTAACCGCGACAACTATGTCTGCTAGTTTTGCAAGTCAGACTACTTGGTATATAAATCAATATAGCCCACTTATGCATATTTTACTCGGCACTAGCTATTCTGGAGAATAAAAAAGATGCCAGCCAGACTTAAAAAACAAACTCAACATGCGGACGGCAGCAGCACAATCACGGAAATGGTGCTGGATTGGGAAGAAATACGAATAAATCGCGATTGGGCTTTGCAGACTTGTGACAAGTTTGCTTTGGGAGACATGTGGGATGATTTAACAACAGAACAAAAAGCAGAGTTTAAAGCGTTTAGAAAAACTTTAAGAGACATTCCTCAAACGTACTCAAATGCTGCTGATGTTGTATTTCCAGAAAAACCGTCTTGGTTAGGAATTGAAGTTAACGACGCAATTTTCACGGGGATTTAGATACTCTAATGTTTGGAGAACTGTGTTTAGCGGAAAGAGCGATAGCTGCTCAAGGCATTATAGATTTCGCTTCCTCCGAAATGATTGGCACGTTTACCAAAGTCAATGTTGGCTCTGGTATTTTAGCGGGTACATCTGAACAAATAGCCAGCTTTACTCAGTCTTCTGGTGCCACGGGTAACTTAAGCGGTGCATCTGAACAAATAGCCAGCTTTACTCAGTCTTCCGATTCTCGTGTTGTTTTAACTGGTACATCTGAACAAATAGCCAGTTTTACTCAAACTTCCGTTGCGAACCGCGTAAAACCAGCAGAGTCAGAATTAGACTTTAGTTTTACTCAGTCTTCCGTTGCCGCGCTTGTTGCTTCGGGCATCTCCTCACAAATAGCCAGTTTTACTCAGTCTTCCGATGGAGTATATATAGGGGTAGGTAGTGGTGGTATAATTACCAGCTTTACGCAAACCTCTATCGCTAATTTGATTGCTTCTGCTATTGCAGAAATGGACGCTAACTTTACTTTAAGCACCCTTGCAGGTATCATATCACCAGCAAGTGCAACAATAGAGGCTGTTTTTGTTCAAAGCTCCTTGGGTGGGTTACTTCAATCTGCTACGGCTGAACTAAACGCAGTCTTTATAATGACATCGGATGGAGAGCTTCTTTGGGAGCGTATAGATCCTACCAATCCTTCGGAGAACTGGACACAGATAGCCCATAGTGGTGGTACATGGACAGCAATTGATGCTGGTGCTACAACAAACACATACACACAGATATCACACAGCGGTGGAACGTGGTCACAAATTGATGCTGGTGCTACAACAAACACATGGACGAATAGGGTGGTTTAAATGGCAAGTACATATACTTCAAATACCGGGATTGAAAAACCCGGCTCCGGTGAACAAGCAGGAACTTGGGGAACAACCACCAACAATAATTTCGACATAATTGATACGGCTGTTCATGGGCAGGTTGAAATCACAGGGATTTCTGGAGACACGGATTTAACGACAAGTGACGGAGCAATAAGTAACGGCGCTAACCCTGTCATTATTCTTCAAGGAAGCCCCGGTTCTACATTTCAATTACAAGTAACACCCACCGATCAACATAAACATTACAACATTAAAAACGAAACTAACGCTGCGTGTCGGGTTATTTACAAAGGCGTTAGCTACTCTACATCTAACGGTGTAGAGATTTTATCTGGTGCATCAGCCGCTGTAACAGGTGACGGTGGCGGTGGTGTCAATGGTGTATTCAAAAGCCTGACTCAGACCACCGAAGTTGTTAAGGACACTTCTCCGCAACTTGGTGGCAACTTGGATGTAAACGCTAAGAACATTGTGTTTGGAAACAGCAGCGGAGCAAGTGATGACAGGCTTGCGTTCGGCGCAAGCACAGACCTTGAGATATATCACGATGCCACCGACAGTATAATTGACAACAGCACTGGTGCTTTAAAAATTCTTGGGGATGACATTCAAGTTAAGAATGGAGCTAATAACGAAACATCAGCTAAGTTTATTGCTGATGGGGCAGTTGAGCTATATCACAACAACGTAAAGAAAATAGAAACCACGGCGGACGGAGTGGACATTGTCGGAGACATAAGTCTAACTGGCGGCAGTGGTTGGCGTATTCATGTGGATGGTAACAATGAGTTAGTGTTTTCGTATGGCTCTGCGACTGTAGCGAAGATAGGAACAAACGGAGCGATTACATCAGAGAATGATGTAACGGCATTTGGCACTGTAGCGTAATGACTTTACCGGGTTCAGGAACGATATCAATGTCTGAGCTTCAAACAGAGTTTGGAGGCGACAATCCTATTTCTTTTTCTGAATACTATAAAAGTGGTGGCAATGGTTATGTTCCTTCTACAGTTCCTGATGCTGTCACTGCTGCCAGTCTATCTGGTAGTCATTCTACTAATTTGAGGGGTGCCCAGTTCGGTGGCTATAACCCAGCGATAAATACTACAAGTCCCTCAACATACATATACAATCATCAAATGTGGGCGGACAACGGCAGCACGGGTTCTGTGAACATGACATTTACTGTCAACAAGACAGGCACTTATACTGTTTACTTTTACTGGTATTCATACGGTTTGACCGCCCCTGCTACGGTCACGGTACAAGGCAGCACAGTTTTTAGCGCGAGCTTAACTCCTTCGGGGGTTGGATCTACAGCCACAACTGGAACCTTTTCCGCCTCCGCTGGAAACACAATTGGTGTTGTTACCAGCTTTCCTTCAAGCGGCTGGGCTGGGCACTACATATATATTGGAGGAAGTTCCTACGACAACAGAAGTTTATCTTTACCTGTTAATGGAGACATACCTGCAAGCGGTGTTACAAAACTAAGTGATTACTACGGTGGAAGGGCTACTTAATGCCTCTTACAAAATTACAATTTAGACCCGGTATTGTTCAGGATCTTACCTCCTACTCTAACGAAGGTGGGTGGAGAGATGGCGACAAGGTTCGATTTCGTCTTGGGTATCCTGAAAAGATAGGTGGTTGGGCCAAGTACACTTCGTCCACTTTTCTTGGTTCCTGCCGCGCTTTGCATAACTGGATTTCTCTTGATGGTTCTAACTTTCTTGGTCTTGGTACAAACTTAAAGTATTATCTAGAGGAAGGTGGCACGTTCAACGACATAACTCCTTTGCGCACTGGTTCTCCAACGAGTGCGGGGGTTGTGACTTTTAGCGCGGTTACGTCGAATCCATTTTCTAGCACAATTACTGTAACGCACACCAATCATGGAGCGGTGACGGGAGATTTTGTTACATTTTCATCCGCAGAAAGTCTTGGCGAAAACATAACTGCTAGTGTTTTGAACCAAGAGTATACCATTGATCAAGTTCTTAGCGCTAGTTCTTATGAAATTACAGCTAAAACTACGGCTGGAGTTACAGTAACATCTGCTGCCGGTGATACAAAGAATGGTGGAAGCGGCGTAAGCACTGTGTCACTTTCTGGATCAGGTGTAGCTGGTACGGGAGTTGGAACTGTAACAGTTGGCACCGCTGGCACTGGGGTTGGTGCAGCTACGTTTAGTGCCCCCAGCAGCGATGGCATAGGAGTGGTAACCAAATCAGGTGTGTCCACCGGGTCAGCCACGCACACCGGAGTTACACAGACAACTTCTACTGGTGCTGGTGCTGGTGCTATTTTTACTGTTGTGGCGAACAGTGGAGACTACACTGTTACAATAACTACAGTCGGTTCAGGATATCTTATTGGAGATGAAATTCTTATCGAAGGTCAAAACATAGGTGGAGCTAAAGAAACAAATGATCTTACTCTTACAATAACAGCTTTAGCTGGATCTTCTGTTGGTTCAGCTACGCACAGTAATGTAGCGCAAGCTAGTACAAGTGGCTCCGGTTCCGCTGCTAGATTTCAAATTATAACAAACGGTGAAGGCGGATACAGTGTTTCTACAACAACGGTTGGCAGTAATTACGCTGTTAATGACACAGTAACAATTGCTGGGACAAGTATTGGTGGGGCTACCCCGGCAAACGATTTAGTTCTTACTGTTACCAGACTTTCAGGTAGAGCCTCTGCCAGCAGTACACAGACATTTACAGGAGTTACGCAAACCAGTACCAGTGGAAGCGGCAGTAATGCTGCGTTTACAATAACAACTGACGGCAGTAACGGAACTTATACTGTTGACGCTATAACCACCGTGGGTTCTGGATATGCGGCCAGTAACACAATAACAATTGCTGGCACAAGTCTAGGCGGAGCCACTCCGGCGAATGATTTAGTCCTTACTGTGGCTTCGATTAGCTCCGCAACATTTACTGTAACACAAGCCAGCACCAGTGGAAGCGGAACTGGTGCTCAGTTTAATATTGTTGTTAATGGTTCCGGTGCCTATTCATTGGATTCTATTGCATCGATTGGAACAGGGTACGCTGTGAATGACACAGTAGTTATTGCAGGAAATAACCTTGGTGGGTCAACTACCGCCAATGATTTAACACTAACAGTAACCTCTTTGGGGTCTCCAACGATTGCTTCTTATCAAATCAACGTAGGATTAAATTCTACAGTTGGCGGAACAGGTTGGAGTGCGGGTTTGTACGGCGGTAGAACTTCTGCTCCTTTGCAAACGACGCTGAACGAAGGCAGCACTCTTTTAGCCAACGACGCTACAATTACTGTAACCAGCACCACAGGCATTGTAGCTGGTGACATTGTAGTGATTGACAACGAGTTGATCCTTGTAGGTTCTATTGGAACAGGTGGTAACGCTAATAAATTACTAAGTTGTACTAGAGGATACGCAGGGTCGGGTGCAAGTTCCAATGTAATTATTGCTGGTCCAACTGTAGCTGCCACTCATGCGGACGGTAGTTCAGTTATTTTAGTTAAGGGCAACGCTGATGCGGCAGATGATTACTTTGGGTGGGGTGTTGCAGCCTCTGGTGGTTTGACAACCACCACTCAAATACGTCTGTGGTCACACGACAACTTTGGAGAAAACCTGCTTATAAATCCTCGGGACTCTTCAATTTTTTACTGGCAAAAGTCAACGGGAACAACTGCAAGAGCAGTGGAGCTATCCACAATATCCGGCACTAAAACAAGTGTTCCAACAGTTTGCAAACAGATTATGGTATCTGACAGAGACCGTCACGTTCTTGCTTTTGGTCCTGATGGTCTTGGTAGTTCTGCCACCGACACACAGGGAAATGGGGTTCAAGATCCATTATTAATACGTTTCTCCAGTCAGGAAAACCCAATCGACTGGTATCCTTTAACGACTAACACAGCGGGAGACTTACGCCTTGGTTCGGGTTCTACCTTTGTAAAAGCTATTGAGACCAAGCGTGAGATCCTAGTATGGACTGACACTGCACTAACATCCATGCGGTTTATCGGGCCTCCCTTTACCTTTGGTCTACAGCAGCTTGCTTCTAATATAACTATCGCCGGACCGAACGCCGCTGTTGCCACAGAGGATTTTGTGTTCTGGATGGGTACTGATAACTTTTATGTGTACGCTGGTCAGACAGCGCAGCTACCATGTACTGTAAAAGAAAAAGTATTTAACGACATTAACTTAGAGCAGAACGATAAAATATACGCTGGTGTTAACTCAGAATTTAGCGAGGTGTTTTGGTTCTACGCATCAGCCGATTCTCAATCCAACAACAGATATGTAGTGTATAACTATCTGGATAAAGTGTGGTACTATGGCACACTTAGTAGAACAGCATGGTTGGACCGTGGAACTAGGGCCTTTCCTTTGGCTACAGCGGACGGTTATGTTTACAACCAAGAGTTCGGGCATGACGACGACGGTAGTGCAATGACATCATACATAGAGTCAGCAGTAATGGACATAGCTGATGGAGATCGATTTACTTTTATTAACAAAGTAGTACCAGATTTAAGTTTTTCTGGTTCTACGTCTATTTCTTCTCCTCAAGCCACGTTTACTATTAAGGCAAGAGATAACCCGGGCGCTAATTTTACTAGCACTGACTCTGGTGTAACAACAAGAACGCAGACTAGCCCGGTAGAAGAGTATACAACAGAGTTAAACATGAGGGCTAGGGGTCGTTCGTTTGCGTTAAGGGTTGAGTCAACCGCAGTTGGAGCTAAGTGGAGACTTGGTAGCCCGAGAGTAGATCTTCGTCAGGATGGGAGGCGTTAGTGTCTAGTAATCAGATAGCACCGCCAAGATTGCCTGAAGCTCCCTCTGAGTACAACGCTGGATATATGACAGACCTTATCCGTGCGTTAGAAATATTTATTGCACAAGAGCGTAATCCCGGGGGTATTCGTGCCTCCACTGCAACATTAACAGGATTGCCCACAAGCGCCACTGGACTTGAGGTGGGCGCACTGTATAATGACTCAGGCACTGTAAAGATTGTGACATAGTATGGCGTTATTTGGTGATCTTGGAAAAGCATTAGGTTTAGGTAGCGGTGAAGATCTTCTGCCGATTATTGGTACGGCTGCTGGTTTTTATTTCGGTGGTCCTATGGGTGCGTCCATTGGTTCTGGAATTGGTAGTTTAGCTGGCGGCAAGTCAGTTAACGACGCACTTACTAATGCTGCACTGGCTTACGGGGTAACTTCTTTTGTCCCATCAAGTATGATGAGCTCTAGCGCACAGGCCAGCACAGGTATGTTCGGTCCTAATGCTTTGCAGAATAGTTTGTATTCAGGCTCTGGTGGTGTAGACGCAAGTCAGGTAGCCGGATCTCTTGGATCGACTCCATCGGATATGGGATCTGGCGTTCCAATAACTGATTTAACTAAATCTGACGGGATGTTTGGTGGAGTAATGGACTTTGTCAAAGAAAATCCGATGACCTCTCTCGGTCTTGGATCCTTGGCCCTCGGAGCTTTGTCAAGTCCAGAAGAGGAAGAGACATCCAACCCTGACTATGGTAGACCCGGTGAGGCTTGGGACGTAGAGTATCGCGGTACTCGATACGACCTTGACGATCCAGAAGAGCGTGATGCGTATAATACCAGAAAGGCCGCAGATCGAAGAGAGTACAGCGAAAGAGAGCCTGTTCTAGCAGCACATGGCGGGGCTATGTACGGGCACGACAAAATGAGTTATGATACTCCGATAACGGGTGAGGTCAGCGGACCGGGTACAGGAACATCTGATTCCGTACCGGCTAGGTTGTCTGATGGGGAGTTTGTCTTAACAGCAAAGTCTGTTCGTGGTGCAGGGGCTGGAGATAGAGATGTCGGTGCCGCACGGTTATATGATATGATGGCGGAATTGGAGGCCACAGCGTAATGGCAACACAAGAACAAACGGTTACCCAACGGTTAGCTCCTTTTCAGGAAGACTTTCTAAAAGATAT